TAATAACTTTAACACAATTAATGGAACAAATGGATAATGGAAGTAAAATACGATATTCTGTCGGTCAACACGGACACCAATGGTACGGTAAGACTTGTCACCTACAAGCTTACCTTTACCAACTCTAACCTGCCCGGTGTGGAGTTCCAGTTTAGTGGAATTATTGAAATTGCCAGTGGTCTTACATCCAGTGCCACGGCGGCACAGCTCATCGCTGCTGTAAAATCGGCAATGGAACCTATCCAATTGGCAAGCATCGAACAGCATGCCGCCAACACCCTCCACTACGACTTCCTTCAGAAGAACACGACGGCAATCGATAAAGCGCCACCCACTCCACCCGGAGAAGTCGTTTACCCGAACCTTTCGCCTCGTCAGCTTTGGTTGGCGGCTCTGGAAGTGAATATCACCAAGGCTCAACTGCTCGCGCAAATCGACACCATCCCGGATGAAAATTTGAAGGCACGACTGCAAATCGAACTGACCGAACCACCTCTGGAGGGATACGTCCGGGGTAGTTTCGCGGTCGAAACCCTTCGTGAGATGGTCGATATCCCGGTCGAAGAGTTCAACACGCTATGGCTTTGGGCGGCGACAATCTAGGAGTTTAAGCAATGGCTAAACCAATGTCCCGGTCGGAATTCGCCGAATATTGCCTTCGCAAGCTTGGCAAGCCGGTAATCAACATCGAAGTGACCGATGAACAGGTGGACGACCGCATTGATGAGGCGTTGTCCTACTATCACGACTATCATTTTGATGGTTCGAACAAGATGTATCTGAAGCATCAGATTACATCTGACGACAAGACCAACAAATGGATTGAGATTCCAGAAGAAGTCAATGGTGTTGTTGGCATCTTCCCGATTGGCAGTAGCTTTTCTTCGGTTGGGATGTTCGACGTTCGCTATCAGTTCGCCTTGAACGAAATGGTCAATCTGTCAACCTTCTCCTTGGTCGATTATTACATGAGCTATCAGAACATTGCTTTCATGCAAGAGATTCTGGTTGGGCGTCAACCGGTCCGCTACAATCGCCATGAAAACAAGCTCTACATCGACATGAATTGGAACAAGATGGAGATCGGCGAATACATCATTATCGAAGCTAGTCAGAAGATCGACCCGGAAGAATATTCGGATGTTTGGGCGGATCGCTGGCTTCAGAACTATGCCACTCAGAAGATCAAGCTGCAATGGGGTGAGAACCTGTCGAAGTTTGCTGAAGGCGTGCTTCCGGGTGGAATTCGTTTTAATGCGGAGAAGATCGTCGGTGATGCCAATGCGGAAATCCTCCGTCTGGAAGAGCGGATGCAATGGGATAATCAATTGCCGCCCGACGACATGATCGGGTGACACAGCCACAATGAATTTGCCGCCTTTGGGCGGCTTTTTCATTTTGACTATAAATACCAAGAACGCAATTTTAGGTAAAGAGATGGCAACGAACCCGTTTATCAATAACTTCTACGCCGAGAACGAACAAAAGATTTTCGATGATCTGGCGATTGAATTCGTCCAGTTCTACGGCATCGACTGTTTGTATCTGCCGCGCACGGTCACGAATGCTGATGAAATCCTGCATGAGGATGATCGGGCTTTGTTTGCCGAAGTTGTCACCATTGAAATGTACGTGAAGAACGTCGAAGGCTTCGGGGGCGACGGTGATTTCCTGTCAAAGTTCGGCATGCAAATCCGGGACAACATGACGCTTGCCGTCTCGATTACCCGATGCAAGCAAGAGCTTGGGGCGACCCGGCGACCGATGGAAGGCGATCTGGTTTACTTCCCGCTGAACCGCAAGATGTTCGAAGTCATGCATGTCGAGCACGAGGCGACGTTCTATCAGCGCGGGGCGTTGCAATTCTATGAGCTGAAGGTCGATCTGTACGAATACGGCAACGAGACCTTTACAACCGGCAACAACATTATTGATCACCTGTTCAACAACGTCCAGACGACAACCCCGAAGATGATCGACGGGGTGATGACCGATCCGGTGGAGAAGCTTGGTAAGTTCGATCCGATTGCCGACAACGAAATCATCCAAGAATTTGCCAATGGCATATTGGACTTTTCAGAGATGGACCCCTATTCAACGGATGGTAAATGGTAATGTTGGGACATGAATTCTACAATGAATCGCTGAGAAAATACACGGCGATCTTTGGCACGCTGTTCAACGATATCATCATCTCTCGCAAGAACGATGACGGCTCGATTAACAAGCGCTTCAAGGTTCCGATTGACTTTGCGCCCTATCAAAAATTCCTGACCAAGCTGAAGCAAGACCCGGACCTGAACAACCCGGTGGCGATTGCCTTGCCGCGCATGGCGTACGAGATCACCAGCTACGATTATGATTCGACCAACAAGGTTGGCAACCACGGTTTCCGTTCGGTTGGTAATGGGGCGCTGCAATACACCTCCACTCCGTACAAGATCAACTTCTCCCTCTATGTCCTGACCAAGTACATCGAAGACGGCAACAAAATCATCGAACAGATTCTTCCGTTCTTCCGCCCACAATGGACATCAACGGTTCAACTGTTCCCGGATCGTCCTGAGTTCCTGATCGACATTCCGCTGGTCCTGAACGACGTTCAACAGGAAGACGGCTACGAAGGTAGCTACGAAGAACGACGGGTGACGATGTGGACGCTTAACTTCACCATGTACGTCCAGTTCTTCGGTCCGGTATATCAGAAGAAGCTAATCAAGTTCGTCAAGGTCAATACGTTTGCCAACCAGCAATCGGATGTCAACCCGGGCGATCTGCCGGATGAGGTGATCACGGCACAACCGGGGATGGATGTCAACGGAAATCCAACCACGGACATAAATAATACTATTCCTTATCTGAACATCAATCCTGATGATGATTGGGATTACATCGTGCAGATAACCGATAGAGATGACTAATGAACGCGAAGATTAGCGAAAGCTTAGGACTGGTTACCATGTCCGAAGCGAAACAGATGGAAGAATACATCCTCCCGGATTCCAATTCTGTTTCTACCGTGGAGGACGACAACGAAGCTGCTGAAGCGGCGGCGGATCGTAAGTTTGCGCGCGACAACATCAAGGAAGTGATCGAACACGGTACTTCCGCCATGGGTGATATTCTTGACATTGCCAAGGCGACGGAAGACCCGCGCGCCTTTGAGGTGTTCTCGAATATCATGAAATCTCTTATCGACGCCAACAAGTCGTTGGTGAGTATCAACAATCATTCCGCAAAGAAAGCAACGAAGCAAACCGTAAAGGAAGAAGCTCCGGATAACAATAATAATAACGTCACGAACCAGTTGTTTGTAGGCTCTACGCAAGAATTGATGGACTTGATTAACAATCGAGACAAATAACCGTGACGTTTGAAATTGATGAAGACTTGGAAGTTGGCTATAAAGGCAATCCAAATCTTAAAAACAAGAAAGTAAAAATATCTTGGACGCCTGAGATGGTCGAAGAATATCTTCGATGCAAGAATGATATTCTTTACTTTGCCTCTAATTACATGAAGATCGTTAGTCTGGACCGTGGTCTGGAAACGATCAAGATGTACGACTACCAGCGCGAATTGGTGACAATCGTCAATGAGAACCGATTCAGCCTGTCGCTCCAGTCTCGTCAGTCGGCAAAGACCACGACGGCAACGATCATCCTTCTCCATTATGTCCTGTTCAACAGCAACAAGCTGGTGGCGATCCTCGCCAACAAGCAGGACACCGCGACCGAAGTTCTTGAACGTATCCAGCTAGCCTATGAGAACCTTCCCCAATGGCTTCAGCATGGCGTCAAGGTCTGGAACGTTAAACGTATCGTCTTGGAGAATGGTTGCAAGATCATTGCGGCTGCTACGTCTTCGGCTTCCATTCGTGGTAAGTCGGTCAACTTCCTGTATCTGGACGAAGTGGCGTTTATCGAGAATTGGGACACCTTTTTTACTTCGACCTTCCCGACCATCTCTTCTGGTAAGACGACCAAAATCTTCATGACCTCCACCCCGAATGGTTTGAACCATTGGCACGCCTTGTGCAAGGGCGCGAGGGAAGAGAAGAACGGTTACAAATTCTTCGAAGTCAAATGGCAACAAGTGCCCGGGCGCGATGAAGAATGGAAGGAAGACACCCTTGCCGGTATGAACTACGACTATCAGAAATTCGCCCAAGAGTATGATAACGAGTTCCTTGGTTCGTCAGGTACATTGATCAGTGGACCTGCATTGAAAGACCTATCGGACAAATACACCCAACCGATCCGAGAAGCCGCCAACATCAAGGTTTACGAGGCTCCAATTAAGGATCACCTGTATACGATGGTGGTTGACGTATCGCGTGGTAAGGGCCTCGATTATTCCGCCTTCACTGTCTTCGACATCACGTCAATGCCATACAAGCAGGTTTGCACATTCCGCGATAACTTCACGGTTCCGATGGAGTATGCCGAATCGATCCATCTAGTCCACAAGAACTACAACGATTGTTCGGTCCTTGTCGAGATCAACGACATCGGCGGGCAAGTCGCCGACCTTCTGCATGAGGAATACGAAATCGAAACACTTTTGTATACCGAAACGGCAGGACGTAACGGCAAGCGTATTTCCGGGGGCTTCCGACCAAACGCTGAACGCGGCATCAGGACGACCAAAACGGTAAAGGCGATTGGCTGTTCCCTACTAAAGCTGATGGTTGAACAGGGGCAATTGATGCTTCCTGACTTCAACACAGTACAGGAATTGATGACCTTCTCGCGTAAGGGCATGTCGTACGAAGCCGAATCCGGCTTCCACGACGACATGGTCATGGGCCTCGTCCTGTTCGCATGGTTGACCGGGACTGATTATTTCAAACAAGAAACAGACATCAATACTTTGGCTCGTCTTCGTGACAAGTCGGATGATCAGTTGATGGAAGACATGCTGCCGATTGGTTTCAATAACTTTGAAGATGATATCGATGATCCATTAGTAAAAACCATCTCAGATCATGACTTCAATACAAACTGGTGAAGCCCCTGTTTCTCTAAATACTGTAAACGATTTTGTAAGAAAAATCAAACAAGGAGATTAAAAAATGGGATCACAGTTATCCGCTGGTGTAGTCTGGAACGAGTTCGACCTGACCACGGTGGTTCCCTCGGTTGCTTCGACGGAAGGCGCTATTGCAGGCGTATTTCGTTGGGGTCCGGTCAAGGAACGCACCCTGATCGATTCTGAAGTCAAGCTCGTTTCGGTATTCCACAAGCCGACCAATTTCAACGCTGAAACGTTCTTCGTTGCATCCGACTTCCTGTCGTATGGCAACAAGCTCTACGTTACGCGCGTTGTTTCCAATACGGCATTGAATGCCGGTACATCGTCCGTTCAGGCTCTCACTCGTGAAGCTGCCGAAGCCGTTAATGCTGACTTCCTCGCTCGCTATCCCGGCGAACTGGGCAACAGCCTTGGCTATTCGATTTGCGGTTCACTCACGGCGTTCTCTGGTCAGTTGGCAAACGTTGCCATCACTGTCGGCGCGACGACCATGAGCTATTCTACTGCCAACTCGGCTGTCGTTACCGTTGGTGACGTGGTTCGTGTCGGTTCGCCACAAATCGGCTTCCAAGACCTTGAGGTTACGAATGTCGGTACTGGCACGCTGACCTTCAATGACAAGTTCAAGCTGGCTTCAAACACTGGCGTCTCTGCAACCCGTTTCTGGAAGTATTACAAGCAGGTATCCGGGGCACCGACTGGTGGTAACATCCACGTTGTTGTTCATGACACCGATGGTAAGGTTTCGGGCGTTGCTGGTGCTGTTCTTGAAGTATACAATGGCGTTGGTCTGTATGAAGATTCAAAGCTTGCTGATGGCACGAACAACTACTACAAGGAAGTGATCAACGGCGTATCCAAGTGGATTTATGCTGGTTCTAACGTCCTGACCAACGAAACGATTCCTGACTATGTCGAGTTCGACGGTGGTACGGATGGTGCTGATGAGGCGACCGTTTCGCTTGCCGTTCTTGCTGGTGGTTACGACCTCTACAAGGATGCTGAACAGGTTGACATTTCGCTGATCCTTCAGGGTAAGGCGGTATGGGGCGTCAATTCGACGGGCCTTGCCAACTACATTCTGGACAACATCTGCCTTGCACGTCGTGACTGCATTGCGTTGATTTCTCCTCCGAAGTCGGCAGTTGTCGCTAACCCGGGCTATGAGCGTGATGCAATCCTCACCTTCGTCAACAACCTGACGCGTACGTCCTATGGCGTTCTCGATAGCGGCTACAAGCAGCGCTACGACCGTTACAATGACGTATTCCGTTGGACTCCGCTGAACGGTGACATCGCTGGTCTGATCGTCCGTACGGATGAACAGACCGATCCTTGGTTCTCCCCGGCTGGTTACAACCGTGGTCAACTGAAGAATGTTGTCAAGCTCGCTTACAACCCGGGCAAGGCTGATCGTGACGTTCTGTATCCTGCTGGCGTCAACCCGGTCATCACTCAGCCCGGTCACGGTACGATCCTGTTCGGTGACAAGACGCTTGAAGACCTGACGAATGCGTTCGACCGCATCAACGTTCGTCGTCTCTTCATCATTCTGGAAAAGGCGATTTCGAAGGCTGCTAAGTCAACGCTGTTTGAATTCAACGATGCCTTCACCCGCGCACAGTTCGTCAACATGGTAGAACCCTACCTTCGTGACGTTCAGGGTCGCCGGGGCGTCTATGACTTCAAGGTTGTCTGCGATGAATCGAACAACACTGGCGAAGTAATCGACCGTAACGAGTTTGTTGGTGACATCTACATCAAGCCTGCTCGTTCGATCAACTTCATCACCCTGAACTTCGTAGCTGTTCGTACGGCTGTTGATTTCAATACGGTGATCGGCAAGTTCTAATGCCAATTGATACAATAATTTGAAATTAAAAGAAAGCCCGGTTAATCCCGGGCTTTTTTAAACACTAAATAACATGAGCATTTAAAAGAGGATGGTCACCTTATGGCGGTTACTGCTGGAAAAAGAATAATTTACGCCGGGGACGACCTGATACTGAATCTTGTTTGGAAGAACGGTGATCGTAAAACTCCGGGCGATGCAATTGATCTTAACGGATCAAGCTTCGTCGCCACTCTGGTCAAGAGCGGTTCTATTGTTGCTACTGGTGTAGTAACGACCGTCGCGGCTGAAGGTAAGATCAAGGTTGCGTTCTCCGAAGCACAGACTACGCCTCTTTCGGGAAGCTATGAAATGCGTCTTCGTCATACCGACTCGGTTGGCGATACTTCAATGTTTCTAGTTATGCCTGTTGAGGTGAGAGTATAGTGTCAGTCGTAGTAGTTGTCGAAAACCCGACGCCTTCAACATTAACGGTTACGACCGCATCCGGTTCGATAATCGATACAGTATCGGAGACCTATGTCATCAGTGTCGCCGATACCGACAGCCTATCATTGATTTCGACCAACGAGCAAGGGCCTCGCGGGCCTCCCGGGGAAGGAATCGCAGACGAAATAATAGACCTAACAGTCTGGTTTGAAAACAAGTTGGTATAGGAGACCATCGCATGAGCTTAACAACAAATCTGGTGAACCTTTCCACACGTATCGCCACAGAATGCAAGTCGATCCGAACCATGGTCAATGGCAATGCTGCTGACCTTTCCGCGTTGAACACCACGACCAAGTCAAACCTTGTGTCTGCCTTGAACGAACTGAAAGCAGCGCTTGATTCGCTGGCTGCATCTTCGTCTGGCATCAACGACAGCACGACGGCAACGACGACCACTTGGTCCTCTTCGAAGATCAACACACAGATCACCTCGGCTATTTCCGCCTTGACTTCTGGTGCTCCGACCGCCCTCGATACCTTGGACGAACTTGCTGCCGCATTGGGTGATGATGGCAACTTTGCCGCAACGATCACCACGGCTCTCGGCAACCGTCTGCGCATCGACGCATCGCAATCCTTGACAGATCCTCAAAAGGCACAAGGCATATCTAACCTTGGGGCAATTGCTGCTTCGGATGTTGGTGACACGACCACCGACTTCGTTACCACGTTCAATAGCGGTCTTGTCTAATGTCCCTCGCCTCTCAAGTCGGATTGCTGGCTACGAGAATCGGTAACTATCTTCGGGATAGCATCGTTCCTCGCTTGCTTCCTTCGGGAGGTACGACCGGTCAGGTTCTCACCAAGGTCAATGCAACCAACTACAATACGATGTGGCAGACGCCCTTCTCCGGATCGTACACGGACCTGACCAGCAAACCGACATTATTCAGCGGGGCCTACACCGACCTTACCGGGAAGCCAACCTTGTTCTCTGGTTCATATACGGACCTGACCAGCAAGCCAACCTTGTTTTCCGGTTCGTACACGGATTTGACCAGCAAACCCACGCTCGGAACTGCCGCCGCCAAGAACATTAGCGTTGGTACGACCGCGCCTTCCTCCCCGGCGACCGGGGATATCTGGATTGATACAAATTAAAATATTTAAGAGGCTACTATGACATTTAGTCCGTCATTTGTTGCATCCGCAACAGGTGGAACGTCGGTTACTGTTCCGACTCATGCGGCTGGCGATCTTTTGTTGGTGTGGGCATTCCGCGACGACATCACGGAAGCCGACATCACAGTTCCGTCCGGTTGGACAAGCGTCGTCACCGACTGGGACACCGGGATTCGCTTCCTAGTCGCTTATCGTGTCGCCACCGCATCCGACACGGCATCTGGTACGTGGACCAACGCCTCATCGATGATCATGTCGGTTTATCGACCCCCGGCTGGTCGAACCATCGCCGTATCTGATGGTACAACCACAGCGGTAGGGGATACCAACAGTTTCAACTGGCCCGCGAAATCAACTTTGGCGAACTATGACGGTCGCTCCACCATAGTTCGTTTCGCCGGTCACCGTGAAGTGGACCAGCCTATCGAGACTGGTCCGACCGACTTCACGCAACGCGCAACGCGTATCAACGGTGCCCTCGATGAGATTTCCTCTCATGATTACGCAGAGGTAAGCACTGGTCCTGAAATCTTCACCAAAACCCTGACTGGTACAGAGTCCGGATGGGCAAGCGCCACGGTCGAAATAACATCCATTGTCCCGGCTGCGACTATTCTCACAGACACAGAAGCCCCGCGCGTCGGCGGCATACCATTTACGAATGATGGTCCCGTCACCGTCATGCCTGTTGAGGGTGACCTGACAACCGACACCATAGCGATTCCAAACCCAACGGCGACCCGCGTCATTGCCGCAATGATCTATGCTGAAGATACCGAAGGGGTCATGCCTATCACCAGCGCCACTATTGGTGGGGTGGATGCAACCGTTACACAACTCGGTCTATACCCGATCTATTGCATCACCGCCCTTGTGCCTACCGGGACCACGGCGACAATCGGGGTCATCGGGGACACCACTCCGATCAACGTTGCGGTTTCGGCTGTTTGGGCGTTTGATGATGTGGACCTTGTGCCGGTGGAAATTGGTGGCAACTTCCTTACAGGTGGCGACCCGGTAGCTGGTTACAGTTTCGATTATCCCGCAAACGCACAGATTGGTGCATGGGTTCAGGCGGACGACAGTGGAGACCTTACTTCTTCTATTACGACGGACCTGACCACCAATGGGTATTGGTACGGTCCCTTTGATCAGACCGAAGTCATCGCTTCAGGAAAATTCACTTCTGCCGGTACTGCCGAACTTTCGCTGACTGGAACGAACATTCGCGGCATCTACATCATCATGGCGAAATCGCATGATGATGAACCACCGCCATCTATCGAGACACTGTCCATTTGGGACCATACCACAAAGCTCTACACCGGCTCTACCAACGACGCCGGGGACAGCGGGATGACCCTCGGCTTCGTCTTCTGCGCATTTGAACCGGTCGTCCTCACCCACGTATCTTTCTGGAAGGTTGCTTCGGATGACGAGACTAGCCGTCCTGTTCGCATCTGGAACACGTCTGGTACTGTTGTGGCATCGGGCACATCCTCGGATGAGCCAATCGGGACCGCCCAATGGGTGTCGGTTCCCCTTGACACGCCTTTGGTTCTTTGGGGTTCGGGGATGGCAAGCCCCTACGTCGCAGGTGTCTATTACGCCCAACAGGAATACCCGGCGACCGGTGGTGGTTTCACCACTACTGGATATTACTCTGCCGATGGCAAGGTATATGCGTTGGGTTCGGCAGAAGCGAGCGGAAATTCTGTTGACAATATTGGTAGCGGGCGATTCACCGAGAGCAGCGGGGCAATCGCATATCCGGATAATGAGTTCGGTCAGTCAGACTATTGGGTGGACGTTGGATACCTCGGTCCAGCTCCTGCTTGGAACAAGTATACATCCGAACCTGCCATAGCATTCTCTCCGTATCTTGGCGTATATGACGCGAGAATGGTTGGGGGCGACG